CGAGTTCGGGGCGTGTACGTTCACCGGCGCTTGGTCGACGCAGACGTACAAGCTCTATCCAGCGGGTACGCAATGAGACGGCTTCCAGCCGTCGCGGCGCTGCTCGTCACGCTCCAAGCGAACGCGGCGCCGGTCACAGGCTGGGTCGGGGTGCCGCTGATTGCCGATGACGGGGCTTCGTCCAGCGTGGCTGTGCCTGACGTGGTTGGTGAGGCCGACTCGGCCGCCGCCGACACGATTCTAGAGGGTGACGGGCTTGACCTTGGCTCCGTCTTTGAGCGCTGCTCGGCCGAGGCCGACAACGAGATCATCGGACAAAACCCCGATGCCGGAACCTTGGTTGCGCTGGGCTCGCTCGTCAACGTCACTGCCAGCAACGGCACGGAATGCAGCGGACGCCCGCGCACACGATTAGGACTCGGATTGGAGTAATGCGATGACGAAACTCGAACGCGGTCTTTGGGTCGCGGCCCTAGCGGCCGTGCTGTCCGTCGTCGCGTACGCGCAGACGGCGAGCAACAGTGGAGCCACCCTACCATCGTGGACCTACACGCAATTCCCGCTGTACGGGGTTGTCGTGACGCCTACGGACAGCCTGGCGCTTCGCCCGATGGCGATACGCGCCGATGCGGATGGGGCGGTGAGCGCAACGTGTGCGGGTGATGGACTCGGCGGAACGTCCTTGACGCTCGAGCTCGTGGCGGGCGAGTTCTTTCCCTGCCAGGTGATCGAAGTGAACGACACCGGCACCGACGCCATTACGATCCACGGCTTTTACTGAAAGTGGCTCACTGGTCCGCAGACGACTGGTCAAGCGATTACCAGTCCGTCACCGACTACGGGGCTCTTTCGGGCAATGGGCGCCCTCAGTACGAGAAGTCCCCCTCTGAAGCCATTCGAGCCACGTTCAACTGGGCTGCGAGGCTCAACGGCGAAACCATCAGCGCGATCGAGTACGAGTTACCCGATGGGCTTTCCAACGAAGCCGAAACAGGCAGCGGGTCGGTGCGAGAGATTCGCATTGCCGGTGGAGACGTCGGAAGGATCTATCGCGTGGTCTGCAACATCACAACCAGCGGGACTAGGGACCTTCAGTGGGTCAAGCGCGTGAGAGTGAGAGAAGGTTGATGGCGGCTTGGATTCCTAAAGTAGAGCTTATTAGACAGGTCGCCAATGGCGCACGGCACTAAGACAGGTGGGCGCCAAAAAGGCACGCCGAACAAAGTTACCCAGGATGTGCGAAAGGCAGTTGCGGGCTTTGTCGAGGGTAATGTTGGCAAGCTGCAAAGCTGGCTGAACAGAGTTGCCAAAGACGATCCGGCGAAAGCGGCCGATCTTTTTGTTCGTGTTCTTGAGTTCCATTTGCCCAAGCTCGCGAGAACCGAGATTGAGGGCGAGATTGGAATCAATCACGACGTGACCGACAAGCCAATGACGCCGGATGAGTGGGAAAAGCAGTATGCGGATAGCTTGGGCGCCCCAAGCTGGTCCGCAGAAAGCCTTAATTGATTGCCCGCTGCCCGAGGTCTTCTACGGTGGAGCTCGTGGCGGCGGCAAGACCGATGGAGTGCTTGGCAAGTACGCGCTGAAGGCTAAGCGCTACGGGCGGTACTTCAACGGCATTTTCTTTCGTCGCGAGCTGCCGATGCTCGACGACGCAATCGAGCGCAGTGCCGAGATTTACGGGCCTCTGCGAGCGAAGTGGCAGGACCACAAGAAGACGTGGCGCTTTCCGTGGGGCGGGCGACTCCGGTTTCGGCCGCTAGAGCGAGCCGAGGACGCTGACAAGTACCAGGGTCAGAACGTCAGCGATGCCTGCGTTGAGGAAGCGGGGCAGCATCCGGACTCGCGGCCGATCGACAGGCTAAACGGTGTCCTGCGAAGCGCGCACGGCGTGCCGACGCAACTGCTGCTGACCGGGAATCCGGGTGGAGCTGGACAGAGCTGGATCAAGGGCCGATACATCGACCCGGCGCCGCTGGGGATGCGCGTGTTGACTCGCACGCTGCCGAACGGGAAGCAGCACCGCTACGTGTTCATCCCGAGCAAGGTGGAGAACAACCGCATTCTGCTGTCGCAGGACCCGGAGTACATCAATCGCCTGTACTTGGTCGGCTCCGATGAGTTGGTCAAAGCGTGGCTGGCCGGTGATTGGGATGCGATCGAAGGCGCGTTCTTCCCGGAGTTCTCGACGGCTCGTCATGTGCGAGCGCCGCAGCCTTTGCCTGCGAGCTGGGCGAGGTTTCGCGCGATGGACTGGGGATCGGCCAAGCCGTTCTCGGTCGGCTGGTATGCGATCTCAGACGGGGAGCTGAAGCAGTTCCCGCGTGGCGCGCTGATCAAGTATCGCGAGTGGTACGGGATGAAGCCTGGCCAGATGAATGTGGGCGTGAAACTCACGGCCGAGGAAGTCGGCAAGGGCATTCGCGAGCGCGAGAAGGACGAGAAGGTGACGAACGGCGTGCTCGATCCGTCTGCCTTCGCAGAGGACGGTGGGCCGAGCATTGCGTCGCGTCTTGGGGTTCAGTTTCGGCGCGCGGACAACAAGCGTGTAGCGCAATCGGGCGCGTTGGGTGGTTGGGACATGGTGCGAGCAAGGCTCAAGGGGGAGGACGGTCGACCGATGATCTACTTCTTCTCCACTTGCCGCGCCACGATTCGCACGCTTCCTGCTCTCCAGCATGACTCGTCACGCGCAGAGGACGTTGACTCGGAGTCGGAAGATCACGCGCCTGACGAAACGCGCTATGCGTGCATGTCGCGTCCGTGGATGCCGGCCAAGCCGCCCGAAGCTCGTGGTCCTGAGGACCGTTACAAGGCCGCTCAACCCGAGGTTCGCGCGTGGCGTACAGCGTAAAGAAGCGCAATAGCAAGGAGCCCGAGAAGGCCGCGCCGACTAAGATTGAGAAGGAACTGGCGTTCGTCAAGGCGCAGTTCGACGACGCCGAGGATTCGAGCGAGGACTACCGCAAGGAGGCGGAAGTCTACCGCGCGTACTACGACGGCTATCAGTGGACCGAGGCCGAGAAGCAGGCCATCGAAGCCCGCGGGCAGCCGGTCATCACCGACAACAAGATCAAGGACAAGATCGAGACGTACTTAGGCATTGAGCGGAAGGGTCGGGCCGATCCGAAAGCGTTCCCTCGCAACTCCCCGTCCGATGAGGAAGGCGCGGACGCTGCGACCGATGCGCTGCGGTTCGTTCAGGACGAGAACCTGATGCAGTACGCTGTTTCCGATGCGGCGGAGAACCTGTTCGTCGAAGGTCTGTGCGGGATGGAGGTTTGCGTCGACAAGAAGGTCGGCAAGAAGTCACGCAGACCCAAGATCAAGACGCCGCATGTTCGCTGGGATCGGCTCTACTGGGACCCGCACTCGTTCAAGTGCGATTTCTCCGACGCGAAGTTCAAGGGAACCATCGCGTGGATGGACTTGGACGACGCCATTGCGAAGTGGCCCGATAAGAAAGCCGTCATCGAGGCCTCGTTCGAGATCGTCAGTTCGTCATCCGCCGAGACGCACGAGGACAAGCCGCGGTGGGTTGCGAACACGCAAGGGCGTAAGCGCATTCAGGTGCTGGAGCATCGCTACATTCGCAAGGGCCAATGGAGCCGCTGCGTAGTGGTCGCTGCCGGGTTCTTGGACGATCCCGCCGTGTCCGTCTACCTCGACGAGGAAGGCGAGCCGGTCAGCGACCTGGAGCTACAGGCGATGTACCGCGAGGGCGAGGACGGAACGCCTTACGGGGCGGTTCGTCGGTATCGGGATTTGCAGGACGACTGGAATAAGCGGCGCTCGAAGTCCACGCACTTGCTCAACACCAATCAGGTGCTAGCTGAAGAAGGGATGCTCGACGACGAGCAGAAGGCGGAGATCCGCAAGGAAGCCGCGCGCCCCGATGGCGTGATCTCGAGCCCGACCGGAGCCAAGCTCGCGATTCAGAAGAACCTCGATCTCGCTCAGGGGCACGTCCAGCTGATGATGCTGACCGGCGCCGCATTGGACGCGACCGGGCCGAATGCAGCGCTCGCAGGGCAGACCGGCGATCTATCGGGACGTGCGAAGCAGGTCGACCAGCAAGGTGGGTTGCTCGCGATCGACAAGCCGTTTGACTCGATCAAGCACTTGAAGCTGCGCGTCTATCGGCAGATCTGGCTGCGGGTCAAGCAATACTGGACGATGGAGACGTGGATTCGGGTCAGGGACGAGGAGCACTTGAAGTTCGTGGCGCTGAATCGCTCCACGACCAAGGGCGAGCTGGCAGCGAAAGCGCTGAACGGCCGCAAGGACCTCGCCGACGAGGCGAAGGCGCAAATCCTGACTCAGCTCGCGAGCGATCCGAAGTCCCGCGAGCCGGCGAAGGAGAACGACGTCGCAGAACTTGACATCGACATCATTCTCGACGAATCCCCGGACGTGGCGACGCTTCAGCAGGAGCAGTTCGGGTTGCTGGTGGAGATCGCGAAGGCGCGGCCGGAGGTTCCGTTCAAGACGCTCGTCGAGCTTTCGAGCCTGACGGCCGCGAACAAGCGGAAGGTGCTCGACCAAGACGCCGAGCCCGATCCGATGCAGCAGCAGATGGCCATGCTCAACGCGAAGATGGCCGAACTCGAAGTGCAGGGCAAGGAACTGGCGAACCTCCTGGCCGAGGCCAAGGTGCAGCGCGAAGTCGCTGCAACCTCGAAGGACGAAGCAGCGGCCAAGGAAACGGCCATCGACACGATCGTCAAGACCGCGGCCTACATCAGCGGTCCTGATGCTCAGGCGCCTGCCAAGAAGCAGGTGAGCGTTAACTAGTCAGGTTTTCGGAAGAAGTTGCGAGCGATGGCTTGCATGCGCTCGATTTCTTCCTGGGTCCATTGCTCTCCGCCTCCTAGAGCGAGAGCAAGTACCTCAGGGTCGATGTAGTCGGCGACTTCCCGAATCGTCGGGCCGTTCGCCGCAAGCCACTCTGAGCCGGTTTTCATTTCGCGATTCTACACCCGCCGCCGGGGTTAACGGGCGTTCGAAGCTGCCGCCGAGCTTTCAAATCGGGCGATTCGGTCCATTCCCACGCTAGAGGAAACGATGCAATGAGCACTGAAGCCAGTGAGGCAGTAGAGCGCACTCCCATTTCGCAGATTTTCGCGAAGGGTGCCGTTAGCGAGACAGCGAGCCAGTCCACGGACAAGGGCTCGACGGACGATAAAAGCGCGAAAGCGCCCGCTGCGACGTCGGCAGCGCAGACGACTGAGGCCAAGGACACGGAGGCGGCGAAAGCTGCCAAGCCCGAGAAGCCCGTCGAGAAGACGGAGCCCGAGGCCAAGGATCGTACTCGCGACGAGAAGGGCAGGTTCAAGACCGAAGCGGACGAGCAAATCGCTGGAGCGCAGTCGGCACTGATTGCCGAACGGCGCAAGCGACAGGAGCTCGAGCGGCAGTTACAGCAGCAGCAGACCAAGGCGCCCAAGAAGGACTTCTTCGAGGACCCCGAGGGCGCGCTGAACGAGCGCGACGCCAAGATTCGTGCCGAGCACGCCGAGAAGTTGTTCGCGATGAGCGAAGACCTCGTGCGGGATCAGCACGAAGACTACGACGCGACCGTGACTGCATTCATGGCAGACGCCGAGGCCGATCCCGCGATCGCGACTCGCACGTTCTCCGAGATGCAGAAGGCTCGTAACCCGGCTGCGTATCTGTACAAGGCCGCAAAGCTGCACGGCGAGATGAAGGCGGTCGGTGGGGATCTTGGGAAGTACCGAGAGACCATCGAGACGCCGCTCAAAACCGAG